TCCTATTTGGTCTAGACCTGATTGGATGATTTGTCAAGTCATGTCTGTGCCTCCTCCTGCAGTGAGACCTTCTGTAAAACATGACGCTCAACAGCGATCTGAAGATGATTTGAGTCATATTTTGGTGAATATTATTAAAACAAATAAAACATTACAAGAAAAATTACAAAATAATGCTCCTGCGAATGTCATTGATGACTGGACTACTGTGCTGCAATACTATGTGTCTACTCAAGTGGATAACAAGATTCCGGGTGTTGCATCCGTTGCACAGCGTTCAGGTCGTCCTTTGAAGTCAATTAAAGACCGTTTGAATGGTAAAGGTGGGCGTATGAGAGGCAATTTAATGGCAAAACGTGTAGATTTTAGTGCGCGTTCTGTTATTACAGCTGACCCGAATATTTCAATTCGTGAATTGGGTATTCCTATGAAAATTGCTAAAAATATTACCAAGCCTGTTACTGTTAATAAAATGAACAAAGCATTTTTGACAAAATTGGTGCAAAATGGCCCTGATGAATGGCCTGGTGCAAAGATTTTGGAAAAGAAGAATGGCGAGTCAATTACTTTGCGTAATATTGACCGCAATTCTATTGTGCTGGAAGAAGGCGATATTGTGCACAGACATATGATGGATGGGGATGCTATTCTCTTTAATAGGCAACCTACTTTACATCGTATGAGCATGATGTGTCATATTGCTAGAATTATGAAACGTGGCGACACGTTTAGAATGAATGTGGCTGATAGACTTTGTGTCGGCAAAAGAGAGCATTAAAAATGTTTTACTCTCTAGTAAATAAATTAAAATATAATTAGAGGCAAAAAATATAAATATAATAAAATATAAAATATAATGGAAACTAAATGTTGTTCTAGATGTAATGAAAATAAAGAATTAGATAAGTTTATTAAAAAACGCAATATTTGCAAAGAATGTAGTAATAAATGGGCTAAAATTGCTAGAGATAAAAGACATATTTTATCAGTTACAAATAATGAAACCAAAATTTGTAAAATCTGTAGCTATGAAAAACCATTATCCGACTTAATTAAGAATAGAAATCTTTGCAAAGATTGTAATAATAAAAATTATAGAGACTTATATAAAAATAATGAAGAATTTCGCACAAAGGTGTTATTGAAGGATAAAAATAAAAACACTGATGTTTCTAATAAGGCACAAAGAATAAGATATAACAATCCAATAAACAGGTTTATAAAAGTTCAAAGAAGTCGTATTGCGATTGCTTTAAAAAATAAACAAAAGCATACAATTGAATATTTGGGATGTGAATCAGAACAATATTTTAATTGGTTAAAATACAATTTTAATGAAAATTATAATTTTGAGAATTATGGAGATATATGGCATATAGACCATGTTATACCTATTTATGCATTTAATTTTAATAATGAAAACGAACAATTATTAGCTTTAAATTGGAGAAATACAATGCCATTATTAGCATGCGATAATTTAAAAAAAGGAACAAAAATATCTAACTTTCAAATAGAACAACATTATAAAAAATTAGTTGAATATCATAAAGAAAACAAACTTGATTTGCCTCAAGTATATATTGATTTATTTGCAAAACACCTTGTTGCGGGGAGTCCCTTAGAGCCTATCTAGTCTAATAAACTAGAGAACCACTACCAAGTTTGATTGGGAAACCTTTTAAATGGCCGAGATTAGAACTCGGGTATGGTAATAATGTGGAGGATTGGGTAATCCGCAGTGTCACTTCCTAAACTCGTTATAGTAAGAGTATGGAAGGCATTCAGAGACTGAACGGGTGTTGGTTCACTATGATAGTTTAACTAACTTGAGTGGGCTTAAGATACAGTCCAGCCTTACCAGAAATGGTAGGGATTGCTTGACAAAGCCATACAATGCTGATTTTGACGGAGATGAGATGAATCTGCATATGCCGCAGGACCCAGAGTCCGAGGCCGAATTAAGAAACTTAGCAGCAGTTCCATTTCAAATAATTAGTCCAGCCAATAATTCATCCATTATTGGCATCTTCCAAGACTCAATGCTTGGGTGTTATCAATTCACAAGAAAAGACGTGAATTTCACACCAAGAGAAGCAATGAATATCTTGATGATGTTTGACGGAATTAATGAAAATGAACTGATTGCTGATTTTGATAAACAAAATAAAATATCAAGTTTCAATATTTTAACACAGATCACCCCACCACTATCTTTGAAATTCAAGACCAAAGGGTTCATTGAAGACAAAGATGATTACAATACCACTAAAACAGGCGTTTTAGAAATCATAGATGGAGAATACATTCGTGGCCAAATGACCAAAGATGTTCTAGCAGGAGGATCAAAAGGTCTCTTGCAAAGAATTTGCAATGATTTTGGAAATATGGCCTCTGCCAAATATATTGATGATTTACAAAATGTCATTACTGAATACATGAAAAGTAGTGGTTTTAGTGTAGGAATCAGTGATTTAATATCCGATAAAAAAACAAATGACGAAATTATTGACGTCATAACAAAAAAGAAAACCGATGTCAAGAATTTAATTGACCAAACACAAATAGGAATTTTTGAAAATAATACAGGTAAAACAAATGAAGAAGAGTTTGAAACTCAAGTAAATAATATTTTAAATCAAGCAACATCAGAATCAGGTAAAATTGGTTTAAAAAGTCTTGGTGCAAATAACCGTTTCGTAACAATGGTAAAAGCAGGTTCAAAGGGTTCAGACCTGAATATCTCCTTTATGATTTCATGTCTAGGACAACAAAACGTAGATGGTAAACGCATTCCATATGGTTTTGAACATAGAACATTACCACACTTTTCCAAATTTGATGACTCTCCAGGTGCGCGTGGATTCGTAGAAAGTTCTTACATCAATGGTTTATCACCACAAGAACTCTTCTTCCATGCCATGGGTGGTCGTGTTGGTTTGATTGATACCGCGGTCAAAACCAGCACAACAGGTTATATTCAAAGAAGATTAATCAAAGGTCTAGAAGATTTAATGGTGAATTACGACATGACAATTAGAACAAATAAAAATAAAATTGTCCAATTCGCATACGGTGATGATGGTATTGACACAACAAAAGTAGAGAATCAATTTATTCCTATTGTTACAATGAGCACACAAGATATTTATGCTCACTTCAATATCCCAGACGAAAATGCTAAATCCAAACTATTATCCAATATCTTTTTGAAAAACACTATGACCCGTTTCAAGAAACAATCACAACAAATGAATGACATGTGTTTAAAATATTCAAATATGATGATTGAAATGCGCGCCGAAATAATCAAAAATGTTTTCAAGAAGAAATCAGATAGTATTGTAAATTGCCCAGTTGGATTCCAATATATTATTAGTAACATCCAAGGACAATTTAATATTAATAGCACATCGCTTGTAGATATTACTATAGTAGAAGCATTTGAATTAATTGAACAAACATATCAAAATTTGGAGAAAATTCACTACGTTGTTCCAACACTTTTATTCAAGACATTATATTACTATTATTTATCGCCAAAAGACTTGCTTATTGTAAAGCGTTTCAACAAAGATGCACTTATGCTATTATTGAGCACAATCGTATTGACTTATAAGAGAGCCATAGTTGCACCAGGTGAAATGGTTGGAATGATTGCTGGTCAAAGTATTGGCGAAATTTCAACACAAATGACGTTGAACTCTGTGACTTTTGAGACACCTATTATCGTAAGAAATAAATCAGGAACTATTCAAAAAGTGCAAATCGGAGATTTCATAGAAAATAAAATTAATGTAGCTAAAAAAATGGAATATTATAAAGACAAAGACACGACATACGCTGAATTAGAAGATTATTATGAAATACCATCATGTGATGATAATGGAAATATATTATGGAAAAGAATTGAAGCCGTTACAAAACATCCAGTCGTTAACAAAGACGGTACAAATACCATGTTAAAAATAACTACCAAAGAAGAGCGTGAAGTTATTGCAACTAAAGCAAAATCATTCTTAAAATTAATGAATGGTAAAGTACTAGCCGTTGATGGAGATACATTAAAAGTTGGCGACTATTTACCAGTATCCAAGAAACAAATTGATTTTATTGAAAGCAGAGCATTGGATTTGCGTCAGGAATTATTACCTCCAACAGAATATATTTATTCATGTGAAGTTGAGAAGGCGAAATTAGTAATGAAAGAACATCAATGGTGGTCAAAACATCAAGGTAAAACCTTCACACTTCCTTATGCAAGAAGTGATAGTTTTGTAGCAAAGTTTAATGATAAACTAAGAAATGGTTGCAAAACAAAGACTTCGCTGTCACCAAATTGTGTATATACAAAACAAACCAATATGAATAATTACACTATTCCAGAAACAATACCATTAGATTATAATTTTGGTTATTTATTAGGCGCATACGCAGCAGAAGGATGTATGACAAAGACACAAATCTCTATCGCAAATAATGATTTAGATTATTTCCAACCTATTTTAGAATTATGTAATCAATGGAATATTACTACAAAGGTATACAAAAATGAAAATAAAAATAATGAAGGTTGGACAAGTCAAGATTTGAGAATATACAATACTGTATTATGTCGTATTGTAGAACAACTTTGTGGTAAATTAAGTCATAATAAGTTTGTAAGTGATAAAATAATATTTTCAAATAAGGAGTGTTTATTAGGATTCTTGGATGCTTATATTGGAGGCGATGGCTCAGTCAAAACAAAAGAAAAAATAATAACAATGTCATCTGTCTCCAAAGATTTATTAATAGATGTTCAACAAATGTTGAATATTTTGAATATTTATAGTTATATTACAAAATACAAAAAACCAGAATATAACAATCGGGATACTAAAAATATAAGACAATGTTACAATTTATTCGTAACTGGTTCTCAATTACATGAATTTGCTAACATGTTAAATATTAGAATTAAATACAAACAAGAAAATTTACAAACAATTTTACAACATAAATACAAATATGAAATAAATAAAAATGCAAATATTATTCCAAATGAAATAGATGGAAAATTAGTAATTCAAGAAAGAGACAATGATTACACAGGGGTGATATTTGATAGAATCAAAAGTATTGAAGAAGTGTCCAATACAACAAATTATGCTTATGATTTAACAGTAGAAGATACAAGAAACTTCAACGTATATAATGGTCTTGCGATTGTCGATACATTTCATTTTGCTGGCGTAGCGTCCAAATCCAACGTGACTCGTGGTGTACCAAGAATTGAAGAAATTCTATCACTTTCATCTGAACCAAAAAACCCATCGCTAACCATTTACTTGAAAGAAGAAGAAGAAACTCAAAAAGAAAAAGCACAAACCATTATGTATATGATTGAGCACACTAAATTAGTAGAAATCGTAAAATCCATAGAAATCTGTTTTGATCCCGATGATTTGAACACATTAATAACAGAAGATAAAGATACAATTCAACAATACAGAGCTTTTGAGAGTATGGTTGCTGGTTGCGCAGAGGTAAATCTAGCAAATGATGAAAATGAAAAATCAAAGTGGATTATTCGTATGGAAATGGATCCTGAAATAATGCTTGAGAAGAATATCACTATGGATGACGTCAATTTCACACTAAACAACTGTTATGAAAATCAAATTAATTGTGTTTATTCAGATTACAATGCAGATAAATTAGTTTTTAGAATTAGAATGAATGAAGTGATTAAAAATAATTCAGGTAAATCAGCAGCAGCAAAAACAAAATTGCCGCTTGACCAATCAGATCAAATTTATATTTTAAAGAATTTTCAAGACCAATTATTGCAAAATGTGGTGCTGCGAGGTATTAAAGGTATTAACAAGGTTATTCTTCGTAAAATAAAGGATAATGTTGTTGAGAAGAATGGATTGTATAAAAGAGAAGACATATGGGTATTAGATACTATAGGAACCAACTTGTTGGAAATTTTGGGTATTGATTATATTGATAATACAAGGACATTTAGTAATGACATTGTTGAAATATATAATGTGCTAGGCATTGAAGCAGCACGCCAAGCAATTTACAATGAATTAGTAGATGTCATTGAATTTGACGGTGCATACATTAATTATCATAATTACAGTGTTTTAGTAGATAGAATGACTTTTACAAGTAAAATGATATCCATCTTCAGACATGGTATTAATAATGATAACATTGGACCAATCGCCAAAGCATCATTTGAAGAAACTCCAGAGATGTTTTTAAAAGCAGCTAGACACGCAGAATTAGATACGCTCAAAGGAATATCAGCTAATGTAATGTGTGGTCAAGAAGGATTCTTCGGAACAAGTGCATTCCAAGTAGTGTTAGATATAGACGAAATGATTAAGATGGAAGCTGCTGCGGAATATAAAAATGTTGACGTAGTTGAAGAGATTGATAAATTCTTTGGTAATATAGATAATCCTAATGACAATTGTTCAGTGAATAAAATTAGTATACAAAATAATGCAATTAGTATAAAACCTAAGGATATGGGTGAAGATGATGATTACAATCCAGGGTTCTAAAAAATAATAACAAATTCGTATTAAATATATTACTATTAATTAAAGTATAAATAGTAATATAAATAAAAATAACTAAACATGCATACATTTCATTTAATAAGTAAAAAAATAGTAAGTATTGATAATAATACTTCACATATTTTCAGTAACATACACAAAATAAATTTTTTTATTTTTTTTCAAAAAGAATATTCAATTCAAAATAAATTTACTTTTTTAAATGAAATATTAAAAAATATTTTTAATTCATATGAGATAAAAGAAGAATTTGTTGAGTATTTTAATAAAATACAAAAAACATATCATGCTTTTTCAAGACTCGCATTTATTTATAGATATAAAAAGGCGAAAATAATGGTTGATACAGATTTAATCATGAATGAAATCAGTGAAAATAATAAATTTGTTTACTGTTTATTTCAAAATAATTATAAATATCTTTTCAACATTCATGAATTGATTAAAATAATACACAATTCAATTGCTAACTCTTATATGTTTTTCAGCGCCCCTTTTCCGATTAAAAATCCATATAATAATATTATATTAGACAAGTCCACATTGTACAATATATATTTTTTTATGCGGAGCAAAACATCATTGCAACCGGAATTATTTTATTATTATTTTAAAACGAATTTTAATTTGAATAAGTTTAATAATGAATATCAGTATTTATTGAGAAATTTTGCAATCAAAAATTATTTAAATAACAATAATAAAGATGTTTTATATAATGAT